ATAATAAAATTTCCTTTCATACCAGGGTGAATAGTACAGATGTATTCGTAACTTGCTGGTGCGTCATGAGGGATTGTGAATATCTGTACTCCGTTTTGATCTCCACTGACATATGTTCCTACACCTGTAGATGTGCCTGTGAATTGAATACGGAATGGATGAGAAGTACCAGTGGAGTTCTCAAACATATATGTAAATCCTCTCATCAAGTAAAGAGAGGGGTTGTCCACAGTGTTTCTTTGACCAGGCCCTGCAAAACGATATGCAGAAGCACCGTTCGCAGTCACATAATATCTGGTACAGAATCCTCTACTGGTTCCAGAACCATCTATCAAGTCAGTAACAAAACTACCAGCAGTTGCAATACCAGCAACATTTAGAGTATCAAGAGTGAGGTTTGCCTCGGCTGCAGTCTGATCAGAAACCCAGTCATAGTCACTTCCGTTCCAACTTAGGATCTCTCCACTATTAGCACTGCCAGTATTGAGGTGTGTATCAACATCTGAGTTACTATAACTACCTCCACCTCCGCCTGGGAGATTGGTTAATCCAGATCCATCACCTACAAAGGCTGTTGCAGTTACTACGCCAGCAATAGTAGTGTTGGTGGTGATTGCAACTTGTCCAGTAGCGTTCAGTTTTAGATCAGCATTAGATCCGAGGACAGAGGTATTGCCTGATCCGACAATACCCATCTGTTTTATTCCGAAAGACTTAGATCCCATTTTTAATGACGCCTTTTACTATTATTTATTATTCAGAACCGAAGGTTAATTCGGGTCTTTGAGGTTCTGTAGGTGAACCTGTTGGTGCATCCCAGATAACAACTGGTCCTTGACCATACATGTTGAGAGAGTGGAAGTCATCCCAAGAAGTGCTTGTACTTGAGATTCCAGAAACATTTGGTCCATAGTAGAATCTTGCTGGGTCTTGTGTTCCAACAGAATTCTGCAACCATGATTTAATGTCTCTCCAATCCCAACCTCTATTGTATTGTAATTTAGTTGTTAACCATCCAGATACAGTAGGACATGCAGAACTAGTTCCGCCAAAGTCAACATCATACGCAGTAGTACCAAGATTTGAATATGTTTCTGGGTGTTCCCAACCACTAGATGTACTACGAGATTGCCAACCATCTGCTGTTAGAGTGTCGTCAGCAGCACCATAAACATCAATACCAGTTCCCCTATCAGAATAGGATACGATACATTCTTTATAATCCGTATTGTTGATTGTTGGGTTAGCTGGAGTATTTGTACTTCTTGCACCTAAGGATATTTGATCATCTAATGCACCTACATTGATTGCTGGATACTCAGTTCCAGCAGTGGCAATACCAGATGTAGTTTTACCTAATGACTGTGGCCATCCTCTTCTATTGGTAGTGTTATAACACTGTAAACCGAATTCAAAATGAGTGCTGTTTACTAGAGGAGAATCATTTCCTTGAGCAGCTGTAGACCAGTAGTTATCAAAGTCTGGATCTTCAGGTCTTGTTTGAGTTTGTCCAGAGTTTCCTGCAGCAACAACCCAAATAACTCCAGCATCAGACATTTCCTTACCAGCAGTAGTGGTAGAACTATCTATCATCTCACCTTTCATTCTACCGCCATCACCTTCTTGTCCTACAATTTCAAAGAAAGCGGGTTCGCCAGAACCACCAGTGTATGATGTTCCAGGCACTAATCCATCTGTTGATGCTGGTCTATACCAATAGAATCCAGTAGTGGCATGACTGGTACTTCTATAACCCCAACTATTAGCTGAGAGTGTTGGGTTCTTATCTGAGTTCTGTTGATTTCCGTTAGTTGCAGAGTGTCTATCGTAGTTTGGTTTGTATAAGTGGAATAGTTTTTGAACATCAAAAATTCCACCATTGATTCCAGCATTTCCATTACCAATACCATTCAATACCCATTTGTTGCAGTTATAAGCAACACCATAGTTTTTACCATATACTTGTCCAGCACATTGTGTGCCATGGTTGGAGTTATTAGATGGTTTTGCATTGTTAGTGCCGTTGCAATATGCTCTTGTGTAAGATGTACTGATACCAGATACTGTACCAATAGTAGAGAATCCTACAGATCTTTGAGCAGAATCAGACCACCATGATCTCGCTGCTGACTCAACAGGAACTGTTGTTCCATCCCAACGTTGTGTCAGTCTAGTGCTTGGAGATGCATTGAAAAAGTCTGGGTCGATATAATAAGGTGCATCCAGAACGATGTCTAGAATACCACATGTGCCTGGTGTTGTAGATATACCACTCCATGTCAATACATTTCCTGTTTGGTATCCTACTGGATCTGTTGAACAATTAACAAATTCTGGGTGTGCAATAAAGAAACCATCATCGTTTACAATGGCGTCTACACCAGTTCCATCACCGAGTTGATAGATATCTCTTTCAAGAATTTGGTGATCAGCTCCCGATCTGGTTCCACCAGCAAACTCGGCACCTGTTGCATCCCATGGATTTTCTTTTTGAGTATGTCTTAGGAGTTGATAACCAGTTCTATTAGTATCAGTAGAACCTAAACTGACCCTGAAACGACTAGGTGTTGATGGAGCTTCATTAAATGCTCTATAATTTAAAACATTTTTTTGGAATCTAGGTAGTCTCTGTACGTCACAGTTAAGATCATCTGGGTCGGGATGAAAAGTTCCTGCATAAGTATCGCCATTTAGATTCACATACTTTACTTTAGGGTGATTACGCAGTGCAGCTGCCTCTGCATCATCAAGCATGTAGGATGCCCTTGTATCACTATGTCCACATTCATACTCACATAGTTTAGCACCAGAAGGAACATTGTCTTCCAGTGTTCCATCTTCCAGTAAAACTTTATGGATGTGTTCCCAGTCTTCCTTAGTATAGCACCCAACAAAGTATTCTTTTACGCCTGTTCCTTCTGGAACGACTTTAAGGTTAGTCCTATCGAGAACGTTAGTTTTTTCTGTGCTAATACTCATTGATCAGATCCCCGCCAGTAAGTTTTTAGTGTAACGACATGTAGTAGTTCCAGAAATACCTTGTTCTGGAGTCAGTTTTACTTCAATAGTTCCCGAGTTATTAGTAGCTGAGAACTCACCAATCAATGTTGGTGAAGTCATAATTGCAAATTCTTGATAGAACGCTGTTGTTCCATCATGCATAATCATAAGTTTCTGCATTTGTCTGAATGTTCCTAATCCAACAGTGAATGTGTATTCACCACCAGAGTAAGAAGACGCCGCGAAAGAATCAATCACTTGTGCTGTTCCTGCAATTGCAGTGAACGTTGTGATACCTGCCTTAAGGCCAGGTGCGGTGACTGTCACAACACCAGCAGATGCAGGTGATACATCAAGACCATCACCAAAGTTAATTGTTCCTGCAGTACCAACATTAGATCCGTCATCTGCAATGATGACGCCAGATCCAGAACCAACAACTCCAGTCAGTCCAGAACCATCACCTACAAATGCACCACTAAAGCTTGCAGCAGTAATAATACCAGTGGTGTTAATATTCTGAGTGGTATTTGCCAGTCCGATTGTACTGCCGCCACTGCTAGGTAAGTTGGTTAAGTTTGAACCATCAATGGCAGGAAGAACAGCAGGGAATCTTGCATCAGGAATTGTACCTGTGTATAACTGAGATGCATTTGTCTGACCTGAGAAGATCGAACAAGCAAGAGTGTTTGTACTTGGATTAAAGACTAACCCACCATCATCAACCATTGCTGGTCTGTAGGCATTACCGCCTCCACCTTCACCGAGTAACAGAATATTGTAATTAGCATTATCATCAACAGATTCTTCAACCCAAAGTTCACCTTTGTAACCACCAGTTGCAGAAAGAATACCAGCAACTTGAACGCTTCCGTTTGCTTTAGTTTCTAAACAGGTAGAAGCAGAAACGTTATCGCCATATCTAAGGATTACAGAGTTACCTGTGATGTAAAGTTGACCACTACCTTTATCGGTAATGAAACTATCACCATTATGTTTGATTTCTAAGTCGTTACCATCACCGAAGTTGAGTCCAACGTTATCTGCAAACGATGTTGATGCACCACCACCACTACCTTGTGTATCTGTAATGGCTATTGTTGCAACACCACCAGAGAGAGTAGCTGTTACTGCAGCACCAACGAAGTTAAGTGTTGCTGCTGTACCGACATTCGAACCTTCTTCTTGAATGACAACACCAGAACCTTGTGCAGTGACACCTGTAAGACCAGAACCATCACCACTAAACTGTGCAGCAGTAATGATACCCGTTGTGTTGATACTGTCATTAGGTCCAATTCCACCACTTACTCCAGTGAGGTTAGAACCATCACCATACAATGTGGTTGCTGTAAGAACACCAACAACATAGTTGTCTGTGGATGTACCAACTGTTCTGTCTGATCCTCTATGAACAAGTTCTACCCATGCACCTGCGTGTGCAAAGTATAGATTACCAAATTCATGAACATGACCAATAGCTCCATGGTAATCAGTTGGACTGGTTACTTGGAGTTGGTTGTATGTTGTATAAAGGAATGGAATTTTGTTGTTGGTTGCAGTCGCATCGATCTGCCCGTACATCTTGAGGTTGCCACGGACAGTCAGTGCCTCCTCAGCATTGGTCGTTCCAATACCAACATTGGACATGGTATGAATACCAGTTGCATTTTGCGTCCAAATGTTACTCGCAGCAGGGAGATTTGTAAGACCAGAACCATCACCGAAGAATGTGGATGCGGTTAAGATACCAGAGGTCTGATAGTTACCATACTCGTCTTCAACGAGCATCCTTCTCCAACCATTATATCCACCAGTCGTAGTACCGTAAGAAACGTATGCCTGTTTTGAATTATTTGCATAGGCAAACATACCTCTCCATGATGCTGCCGTTGGCATATCAAGGGTAGAGTCAAAGTCAAAACGCATCTTACTGCCTTGACCTGGCATCGTTACGATACCAACCGCAGAGTTGATATTATCAATTGTAATTGAAGGAGTACCAGTCAGGTTGGCTGCCACGGTAGCGATACCTGCGGTATGGGCATACCCTGCCATGGTGGCTAGACCTGCGGTAACCCCATACGTCGCAACCCCTGCCAGAGGTGCGTAGGAGGTCTCTCCTGCGTATGTAGCTACTCCTGCTGCACCTGCATAGGTAACTACGCCCGCCCTTGTGGCGAAGGTTACAATACCTGCAGAGATAGCGTAGGTTGAAACTCCAGCCGTTGTTGCATAGTCTGTAATTGTAGAGTAACCAGCAACGGGGGCATAAGTTGCTATACCAGATACTGTTGCATATGAAACATAGTCTTCTGCGAAAACCTCTGCGTTTCCACCGAATACACTTCCAACAGTAATTCTATTTGTAAAGTTAATACTTTGTGCGACACCGATTAGTACGCCGTCATCTTTTAAGACAACACCTTGTCCGATTGCAGTAACACCTGTAAGTCCTGATCCATCCCCTTTAAATGTACCAGTTGCAACGCCAACAATATTGACATCTCCTTCGATATCCAATGCGGATCTTGGAGCGTCCGTTCCTATGCCAACGTACTTGGTAGTGGTAATACCATTAATACCTGCCTTTGACCAAGTACCGCCCGCGCCTGCGTTGGCATCTAAATTTGTACCGTCTCCAAAAGTATTGTAGATCTCTTGGAAATTGGCGTTTACTTTTACTGCACCTGAGGCTAGGGAATCTCCCAGGCCATCATTCGGCGTGAATCCAGTGAATATTCCCTGTCTAGCCATTTAGTCTTCCAGTTAGGGGCTCTTTCCTTCTATTTATTGATCTAATAAATAGGTATGAAATCTCTATGTTTTACATGATGGTCAAGCATCTCTCCGAAGCATATAAGTCGATCTATCAGAGAAAAGACCTTGTAGCACCTAAAAAGGATCCAGAAGGTATGACTGGTAAAATGAATCCACAGGGTGAACCGAAGGCTGCCCAAGGTGGAGATCATGCGAATGCACCTGAATCTATGATTCGAGGTCGTTTTCGTGCTGCTTATGAGGAGTATAAGGATGAACTCCGTCAGCACCATGCTGAAAAATTTACTAAGTGGATTAATACTCTCTCCGAAGGAGGATATGATATCACAAAGTGGGA